ATTCCGCCGGGGTACTGTTTAGACATTCGTTACCTCAACCCATGAAGTTGTTGGTTCGTCCCATGTGTAACGCTTATCGTCTATCGGCATAGGCGTAGGAGCATCCCACAAACAAGTTGTTTCGTTTAGCAACCAAGATGCGTATGGCTTGGGTGGAATAAAAGCATCACGGCCTGAGTCGTATGTGTAGCCAATGCCTGCGTAGTTCTTACGTAATGGACGACCTTCTGGGTGCTGACCACCTTTGGTGTTGTACGAAGTCTGAACCCAGCCTGTACCAAACAAGCCTGAATCAATAACGTCCTGCTCCGCCACAATAACTTGTGTGACGATGCCGTTTTCTACTTTTGCAAAATGACTCATGTTGTGCCTCAGAATGTGATTGAACCAGAAGAGTTAAATTGATAGATGGTATTTCCACCACTGGTTGTAACTGTCGGGGAGCCTGTAGTTGCAGATGCCGGAATTGCTGATGAAATGATAACTACGCCAGAACCGCCAGCGCCACCTACTTGTGGACTTGATCCGCCGCCACCGCCGCCACCAGTATTTGCAGTTCCAGAAGTGGCAGGTATAGAATCATCTGCGCCATTACCGCCACCACCATTTCCGCCTACGCTAGTGTTAAAACTACCTCCCCCTCCACCAGCGTAAAACACAGAAGTACCAGTAATAGACGATGCTAAACCTACACCGCCGCTATATGTTCCACTATCACCGGCGGCGGCTCCGCCAGTAGCACCTGCACCGCCACCACCAGCACCGCCAAGACCAGTAGTTTTTGAGCGGCCAGCACTACCCTGACCTGATGTAGCAGCGCCTCCTGCGGCTGAACCATCACCGCCAGCACCACCTCCAGAACCGCCAGCACCCCCAGCACTAACACCAAGAGTACCGCCACCGCCGCCATAACCACCACCCGTAGAAGTAATGCTAGAAAATACCGAATTAGTACCAGCAACTCCATTACTCCCGCTACCGGGAGTGCCTGCGGCTCCGCCAGCGCCAACAGTTACTGTGTAGGAAGTTCCAGCATCAAGTGGAAAACTACTACCACTAAGCAAGCCACCAGCACCAGCACCACCGGAATAATAACGACCGCCGCCACCACCGCCAGCAACAACAAGGTAGTCAACTAAAACGGGAGCAAAAGTCCAAGTGCCAGCCGCAACAGCTTGCATCTGCTGTCTTAATGTCCATGATCCTGAATAATTAGGCATTGCTTACTCTCAGAATGTTATTGAACCGGAAGAAGTCCATTGGTAAACACGATAGCCTCCAGCCACAGTAATTGTTGGTGAGCCTGTTGTTGCTGAAGCTGCATCAAAAGAATCTGCATAGCGGATGATGACAATACCAGAGCCACCAGCACCACCATTACCAGTATTTGATGCAGCGCCACCGCCACCACCGCCTGTGTTAGCAGTTCCAGATACTCCAGCAGTGCCGCCTGTTACTCCACCATCTCCACCACCACCAGCACCACCAATACCTTTACTAGCAGATGCGCTGGCATCCATACCGCCACCGCCACCACCAGCGTATGTTACTGATGAACCAGAAATAGAAGATGCTGAACCAGCACCGCCATTGCCAGCTTTACTTCCTCCATCATCACCAGCAACTCCTACTGCACTAGCACCGCCGCCACCGCCACAATAAGTTCCACTAGTACTTGTATTTCCACCATTATTTCCTTGAGATGGTGATGTTGATGGCGTATTTCCTGCCGCACCTAAATCATTGGGTGCTGTTGTTCCATATCCACCGCCACCGCCAGAGCCGCCTGTAGAAGTAGCCGTACTACCACTTCTAGCGTTTCCACCACCGCCACCGGTTGATGTGATGGTTGAAAAAACAGAATCTCCACCTCTTCCACCATTGGCATAACCACCAGAATTAACTGCCGCACCTCCAGCACCAACAGTTACTGTGATTGCAGAGCCTGATGAAACGGCAAATCCTGATGCCGTTCTATATCCACCAGCACCGCCGCCACCAGAACCATCTCGACCGCTTCCGCCACCGCCAGCGACAACTAAGTATTCAACAGTTGAAGTTATATTTGCTGGTGTAATGCTATTAGATGCCGCACTTGCTGGGCCAGCGCCATAAGCATTTATTGCTACCACTGTAAATGTGTAGGCTGTACCCGCAGACAAACCGCTAACAGTGACCGGAGAAGATGTTCCTGTGCCTGTAATGCTACCGGGCGATGAGATAACCGTGTACCCAGTGATCGCCCCACCACCTACGTTAGAAGGCGCTGTAAACGTTACAGACGCAGACAAGTTTCCCGCAGTTGCCGTACCAATGGTAGGCGCATCAGGTACTTTCAAACCGTTATAGGAAGCGGTAATGAACCCGCCTTGGTAGCGTTGGGACATCTTCTACCCCGTTTAGCTAATAACTTCGTATGAGATGCTGTATGTGATACCGCTGGCCGTGCCTGATGTAACAATAATTGATGAACCTTCCATCAAATACACGGCTGTAGTTTTGTCCACAACAATCAGTGAAGCATCGGCAGGAACAGACACTGTAGACACGATTGGGAAAGCTGTACCACTAGATGGAGCAGAGCCTTGAGCTACAGCACCGTTGGTATAGATAGCCACTGTGGTATCCACTGCCGCAGAGCCATTCACATTAGCCGCAACAATCTGGTTGATCTTGAAGACCTGACCGCTAGAAGCAGCGTTGGGAACCAAAACCACTGCGGTTGTTGCGCTAGGTGTGAGGTATGTAGTTGTGCCTGACGCTGTGGTCGCGGCGAAAAGATTTGGATTTGCCATGATAGTTCCTTAAAAGCCAAAGACCAGCGCGATGGCTGTTGCCCTCGCTTGAGATACACCAGATGCCGCAGGTGCAGCAGATGTCCACGTAGTGCCGTTAGACACTAAAACATTACCGTTTGTGCCGGGGGCTACAAAACTGGGCGTTGATGCACCATTACCCAGAATTACGTTGTTAGCCGTTAAAGTGGTTAGACCTGTACCACCTTGGTCAACACCAAGAGTTCCAGTAGACACCAAGTTTTTGCTTGCGTCTGTAAAGACGGGCTTGCTGGCTGTCAGTGAAGAATCAATGATGTCATTGGCAGTCAGCGTTGTGCCGTCAAAGGTCAGGTTAGCAGAAGCGCCAAATGCTCCAGAGTTGTTGTACTGAACTTGAGTGTTAGAGCCTGCTGGCAAACCACCACCCACATTAACAAAGTTAGTGCCGTCCCAAGCCACAATAGCCCGTGTACCCGCAGGTACAGTAACGCCCGTTCCAGTTGTGCCTTGGACAATGATTGACTGGGTGCTAGACGTTTTGTTGATAACAACGTAAGTCTTAGACTGGGCTGGAACCGTGATGGTTCGTGTAGCTGTGCCGCCTGCTGTCCACAAAAGAACTGCGTACTGGGAGCTATTAGCCGTCAGACCCGTGCTTGCCGCTGTACCCGTAGTCAAAGTCAGCGTGATGTTTGCATCAGTGGAGATTGTCTGTGTACCAGCAACGGCAACGTCAACGATTTGAGAAATGGCATTGTTAACCGTATCGCCCCAAGTACCAGATAAGGTTCCTGTAGTCGGTAGGGTCAAGCCAATTAGCGAGGTATTTGCCATCTATAGCTCCTACTGTGTAGAAATTTGTGTCCAACCGGGCGATTCCGTTGTATCCACAGCAGCCCAGCCCGGTGTTTGCGGATTGCTGATATTTTGCCATGTAACGCCTTGTGTGTCATCAATAATTTCCCACAAGTATCGCCCACCATTTGTTTCTGTTATTGCCATCGTTTCCGACCGGCTTACTTGGTAGTTTGCACCACCATCGTTTGTATCCGTGATTGCCGCAGACTCAGTTAAAAACTCTTGGTAATACGTTCCTACAGTCGTTCCCTCTTCAATAGCCATCGACTCTACGATGGTCATAATCAGCACAGCCACCTGTGCTTCTGCTATTGCAATCGACTCCGATATATCACCTAAGAATGTAGCAACCGCTTCCTCTACACTCACAATTCCCAAAGAATCCGACACGCTCTCGTTGTAACTTGTTTGCGCGGCCTCATCATCCGTTATGGCCTGAGACTCTGCTACGCTTTCGTTGTAGCTGGTTATCGCCGCATTTGCGTCAGCAATAGCCATTGTTTCAGTTACAGACCCCACAAAGTTAGCAACAACAGACTGGTCTTCAGCAATAGCGGCAGATTCATCAACTGCCACATTCATCGTCAGAACTACAGTCTGAATATCCTGAATGCCTTCTGTTCCATTCCACGAACCAGAGCCCCAAGCGTCTTGACCCCACGTAGTGCCGTTTGTCAACGACTCTTCAATACTTACCTCAATCAACAACCCAGCCGCAGGTGAATCAGCAAGTAGGGCGGTTTCTGTAACGCTCACAGGGAAAGTTTCTCCCCCGCCCCATGCGTTCTCACCCCATGTGCCGTCACCCCAAGCTAACGCCATATCAAGTCAGTGTTAATGTGTATGTAACTGCAATTGTGTCGCCGTTAACAACAGCCTTAGAACTAGAGAAATCACCCGCAGAGAACAGTGTTCCTGTGGTGTTATCGATTGTTGCAGAACCACCAATGTTGATAAAGCAACCCGCCACAGTACCTGTGCTGGTCATAGAAAATGACACGGCAGAAGACGTAGCCTTGCTAGAAGCAGCGGCGGCAGAAAAAGATGGTGTAGGACGGCTACCAGAATATGCAGGAGCGTTAGTGCCACCCACTTCTAGCCAGCCTGCGTGGGATGCTTGTGTGTCAGCTACGTTAGCTGAACCCACACCCTTTAACCCCATCACAACTGCGCCAGCGGCTGAGTTACCAAGGATGGTATCCAAGGTCAAGTTCTTACCAACAGTCGTTACCAAGTTCTGAATAGGTTCGTCCCACTTAATAAAGCCATCAATGCTGTAGCAAACAGCATGGTATGTACCATGAATAGCCATCTCATCAGAAGGCGTGGTGTTGTATTTTGTGATTGCTGCTACTTGGTCGGTAGCGGTGATTTTGTCCAAGCTCATGTGAGGCTCCTTAATTAGAACTACGAATTAACGAAGTGGTTGGGCCATTTACTGGCATTGTGATTGTAAAAGTGGTTGTAGATGTCTTGTCAGAACCAAAGTCCAGCACGGCCACAGATTTATTACCCTGAGTTACGTTGTAAATCAAAGCACACCTGGCTGTCAAAGCGGCAGTCCAAGATACATTAGGGAAGCCAACATAGGCCGTATACCCAGAGGATGTTACTGTAATTGGCGTCAAAATAGACCCACCAGCTGAGTAACCAGATGCCACTACTTCATTCGTAGACGAGTAGATCGTGGTTGCTTCGTTTAGATCGGCGCTGGCCGTGTACAAAGCAATCTTGATAACGTCTGTAGTAAGGTCGTGAATACCTTGGTACAGCTCCGCCTTGAAGCTTGTGGTCTGGGTCTGAACAATACTCATGAGACTGCAACCCTAACTTGGCCATCGCGGTATGCGTCAGCCCTTTGTTTACCATCACCCAAGTTCTTGAGAAGCGCCATAGCCTGAACATAACGCTCTTGATACAGCTTATACATTCCATCTTCGGGCGAGCTCTTCATGTACGTACCTGCTTCAGACAGAGTGCCATACAGTAATGCAGAGTCGAAGTTATCACCCAGCCATGTGGTCAAGGCAGTCACAATAGACTCTGGGTAGTAGTAGTAATGGAGCTCTGCGTAGTAATTTACGTTTGGCGTAGGGCCAAGAATGAACGACAGCTCATTGACGTTGGCAGACTGGGGGCCAAAGATGGCATAGTGACGGGGCTCTGAAGCTTGTGCGCTCAGTGGATATGCCTCGCGCATAAAGTTCACATCTTTGTTCAAAAGGTACAAATAGTCACCCTGAAACACAACCGCACCATTTACTGTGCCGCTATTTGCTACTGTTAATGTGATTGTGGTTCCGCTGATGCTACGAACAATGGCGTTAGTGCCAATGTTTGTGCCTGTGACCTGCTGACCTA